CAGGTCGCCCGGCATGGGACGCCCTACCGACCAGGGCGAGCATGTATGGTTGTATGGACGTCAATACAACACAGATTGTTAGTAGCTTACTTTTGGTTAGTAGCTTATTTTTTGTGGGAACGGACGGACAGACATACCCCCTCCCAGTATCACCCCCACCCCTACCCATACCCACCACCAGTATCAGCGGGTCCCATACTATACTCCAGGGGGGTGGCAGCCAACACCTATATGCCTGTCCAAAAACGAAAATGGGTCCCCTATCAAGAGGCATCCATATACCAGGACGTAAAGACAGAACCAAACTCGATACGGCAGAGAACTGTTCACAGCATGAACATTAATTTCCTTAGCAAAACCGGGCTTGACTTCCCGTCGGGGATTTGCTACACTCACGCGTGGGACTTCACGTCCCCATGATTTCCATCGCTCATCGGAACACCGACAACTATAGTAGAGGTCCAAGAGATCGCCATGTTCATTGATCGGAAAGAGGCAACGCGTCGAGTGAACAACTCCACGGGAGTTCTCTCTCGAATCAATCCCTCTACCATCAAACCGTCGAATGGTAACGGGTCCCATCCTCCGGTTAAAGACGCGCACAAGGACACGGAAGAATCCTCGGTCCCATCCATCACGGAAACACCAGAGGAGTTCAGCGAGGGCGCGCTCAAGAGCCTCCTGAACGTGAAGCGCGCACGCGGGCAACATGGGCCTCTGATGTCCACGAAGGACCGCGCAACGCTTGGACTCGCGGGAGTTCTCCTCGGTGGTAGGCGGGCTGGAAACCTCCTCGGTCGTGGACCAGATACCTCACACGAGCTGCGTCATGGTTATCTCTCTCAAGTCAAGAAACAGGCGGGCGAGCAGGATGAGGCTCTCGTCGACGAGCTTGGACTCCAGAAGAAAACAGTCCGTGACCTGGCCTTTGATCGACTCATCTCATCCGTTGGCCTCATTACCCACGAGAAGCTCGAAAAGATTGCTGACGTTACCAAGCTCGCCAAAGTCAGCCGTGATCTTGCTACCGTCGTAGACAAGACCACCCCCAAGGAACAAGCAATCAACAACGGCGTTCACTTCCACATCTGGAAGCCTGAGATGAAGGAAGAGTCTCAATACGAGACCATCAACGTAAATGCACCGCGCTAAATATACTCCACCCGTCGAACCACTCCCGTTTAACAGGAACGTGGAAATCACAATGTCGGACGAGACGCTCTCGGGCACAATCAAGAAGCTGCGTGAAGGTTACGGTTTTATCACGGGAGCTGACGGCAAGGACTACTTCCTCCACTGGACCTCGCTCGCGAAAGAGTCACCGAAGGACTTTCGCCAGCTTGAGGTCGGAGATCGTGTCGAGTTCAAATGGAAGCTCGCGGAAAAGGGACCACGCGCGCTCGACGTGATGGTGCTGGCATAACGTAAGGAGCCTCATATGGTATTGCTGCTAGTTTGGGTGTTAGTCGCTATCCTGGCGCTCTACTGTGTGAGACTCATGCTCCCGATGACGGGGCTTCCTGCAAACGCGCAGACGGTCATCATCATCATTCTCGCAATCATCCTCCTTCTGTGGTTGGTCGCGGGATACGCCCCACAGTCGTGGGTAAGTAGACCAAGATAGGAGAGAACATGGAATTCGTGGACGGAACACTCGCAGGGGCCTGTAGGGTTAAGAAGCTCACGGGGCCGGGCTTCGCCATCGTGGACATGGGGCGCAACGGTGAAGGCAAGGCCTATCACGGCGACCACGTCCTCGAAGTTGAGACGACACGGGAAGCCATCTACGGTGAGAAGGAGTTCGACCTCGAGAAGGCGAAGGCCGACCCACCGGAAGCTCAGAAGATGGTCACTCGTATCTGCCGCTTCGTTCTGTCGGAGGATGCGGCGCGCGCGACGGGCGTGTTCCAGGAAGATGTCGTCGAGCCGCCGAGTGAAGCCATCGATGCAACTGGAGCGACAGCGGGAAACCCCGGCTCGTTCACCCCGAGTGGTGCGACGCCTCCGGTGGACCTCGCCTCGATGGTTGGAATCGTCGCGACCCCGGCCAGCGGATGGCTCGTGGGAGAACACGTGGTGCTCGGCGACGCGTCGCACGCGAGCTGGGACGGAGGCGCGTGGGTCGCTGGTGACGGGGTTGGCATCGCGGCCTTCTCCACTGCATCAAAGGCCAAGAAATCGGGCGTCGTTCAGGACACGTTCTAGGCCATCGAACCGGTCCAAAGACGCGCACGACGAGACGGGATGGAGTTTCCTCCAGGGTTCGCCATCCCGTCTCACTACCAGTAACCGTATAACGTAAGTGAGGTCAGCGTGCGAAACTATCATGTGCTTCTCTCGAACGGCAACGAACGGAACATCAAGGCGAAGTCGATTGAAATTCTCGATGGCTCGCTTCTGTTCTGGAGTGAACTGAGCATCGAAGCGACGGAATCCGAGTCGAGCATCGTTGTCGCATACGCGCCGGGCACCTGGGTCGGCGTGGAGGTCGAGCGACTCGACGACAAGGGCTACCCCGGAGACGACCCGAATCGTCCAACGCCCATCAACTGACATGGAGAACAAGTTCATCGTCGAGGAGTGGCCGGTTGTCACCTTCACGATTCAGAATGGCCCCATCAAGGAAGTCGGCGTCAACGGCTGCCAGATTGATGAAGTCATCGAGTGGGCGAGGAACACAATCGACGGGTTCAACAAGAGCTTCCCCTGTCGTGAGAACTCCCTGGCGATCACGAAGCTCGACGAGGCGCTCCTCTGGCTCCTCAAGCGCAAGATGGACCGAGATGCGCGGGGGGTCGAGGGTTATAACAAGGCATGATTCAGGTCACCTCGAGGGCTGAGAAACTATGGAGTCCTCACCAGGTCCAAGCGGACTTTGTGCAGACTCCGTGGACAGTCTTCGAGGCGATGTTTGGCGGCGCAGCCGGAGGGGGAAAGTCCGAACTTCTATTGATGCTTCCAGTCGTTTACGGGTTTCACGAGATTCCCGGATTTAATGGCATCCTGTTTAGAAGGACTTTCCCTCAACTTGAAGAATCGCTGATACCTCGCTCTCAGGAGTTCTACAAATACCTCGGGGCGACTTATAACGACACGAAGCACTACTGGACGTTTCCATCGGGCGCAGTCGTAAGGTTCTCATATCTCGATAAAGACAAAGACGCGCGCGACCACGACACGGCTGAGTATCACTACGCAGGGTTCGATGAGCTGACGGCCTTTACGGAGTTTATGTATCGTTACATAACCTCCAGAGTCCGGTCAACTCTCACCGGCGTGCCGCCCTTAATAAGGTCGGCCACAAATCCAGGTAACATTGGGCACGCCTGGGTCAGAGATAGGTTTGTAGCCCCGGCCAGACAAGGCCGAACGATTCTATACGACGAGATAGCCAAGAGCAAGCGAATATTTATCCCAGCTAAGCTGACGGATAATCCGCATCTGATGGAGAAGGACCCCGGTTACATCAACCGGTTGCGTTTACTTCCCCTCGCTGAGCAGAAGGCTAAGCTCGATGGTGACTGGTGGTCATTCTCGGGTCAGGTGTTTGACCAGTATCGTGAGGAACCGTATCCCGATGAACCAAGTAATGCCTGTCACGTCGTGGCAGACTTCGAGCCGCCATACTGGTGGCCGCGTGTGCTTGCTGTTGACTGGGGTTATTCGGCTCACACATGGGCGGGATGGGCTGCGATTGCACCAGACTCACGGGCTTTTCTTTACCGGGAATACTGCCGTAATCGACAGGATGTTTCAGTTTGGGCTGCCGACATCGCACGCGCTTCTCAGTTTGAACTAGATAACATCGTAGCAAAGGTAATCGACCCCTCGGCTCAACAGAAGCGTGGGACTAAGACGATTCTTGAGCAGGTTATAGAGAGCACGGGCTGGTCAGATTGGGAACTCGCTGATAACGACCGCATCGGTGGAAAGATGCTGGTCCAGGAGTTCCTGAGATGGCAGCCGCGACCACCCCGATACGTTCCGCTCGAAGGTTACAAGCAAGAGACCTTCGACTACATCATGCGGAATCAGGGGTTGGAGCAGGCAGCTGAGTACTACAGGATGTTCGAGCCGGAAGCTCCGGAGACGAACCTCCCTCGGTTGCAGATTACGAGAAGTTGTGCAGAGTTAAGGCGTGCAATTCCCCTGTGCGTTTACGAGGAAAAAGATGGACGACCGACCGAGGATGTCGCCGAGTGGAGGGGAACCGAGGAACATCCGGGGGACGACCCCTATGACGGGGTTAGGTATCTCCTCAAGGCGGTTGACCGATTCGTCCGCATCTCAAAGAGAGAGTTTACCAAACGCGCACAACTCTCGGCAGTTTCAGAGCGCCTCGAAAAGACCGGCGACTGGAACACCTATTATCGACAGATGGGAAAGATTGAAGCAGAACAGCGAAAAGTCGTCGGTATCCACCGAGGAAGGAACAGGGGGCGTCATTTCGTCGCTTCT